GAAAACGGTGAGCCACTTTTGGCTGGACTCAAGAGAGAAGAGGGTGATCCAATCCTCGATAAGCGAGTTATGGACGGCTTTAATGTTAAATTCTATGGTAATATGATGTGCCTTGGGTATCAATCAGAGGTACAGCTTAAAGAAGTATACGCTAATGGATTTGAATCGGATGTTGAAGGTCAATTGTCCGAAATTATTAAGTTTCTTCAGAAAGAATATAAGAAAATCACCGGCAAATCAGTAACCCTCACCGCAGAAGGCGAGCCTGATATCCGCGTTGAAAATTCCTCCCGAGTGCGTTCTTGGGTCACTGCAAAGATGCACTACAAGGTCGGCGGACTCAATGAAGATATGGCAGTTGCCGCTGAAGCAGACACTAAGCCAGAAGCCAAGTGGGAAGCTTTTGTTAACCAAGGCGGCTGGAATGGTAAAGGTGGAGCACGCCCGGAGAACGATACCCGAAAGAAGGAATCGTAAAATGAAGATTGCCAAGACTCGACTCATGCAAATCATCAAAGAGGAGCTTGAGTATTCTATGTCGTATGAGGACATAGAACAGATGTCTGACGCGGAATTAATCGATATGGCTCACAAGGATGGTGTCGAAGAATTTATAGTTTTAGATGGAGAGGGCGATCTTGTCAATCGCGAAGAAGTACTAATGGCCCTGAAAGATGCATGAGTTTTCAATTAGACAAAAAACAACAAGTTAAAGAAATACTTAAGTGTGGCAAAGACCCTTCTTATTTTCTTACAAATTATGCCCGTATATCACACCCGATGCACGGGCTAATTCTATTTAATACTTACGATTTTCAAGATGACCTGCTAAAAGATTTTAATGATTATCGTTTTAATGTAATTTTAAAAGCGCGCCAGCTTGGGATATCAACGATTACAGCTGGGTACATCACTTGGATGATGCTATTCCACCGCGATAAAGCCATTCTTGTCATGGCAACCAAATTCGCCACAGCAGGAAACTTGGTTAAAAAAGTAAAAAACATCATGCGCAACCTCCCGGAGTGGATAAAGATTGCACAGATATCAGTAGATAATAGAACTTCGTTTGAGCTATCAAATGGCTCGTCAATTAAAGCTGCATCGACCTCTGGTGATGCAGGTCGTTCTGAAGCACTATCTCTCTTGGTTCTTGATGAGGCCGCACACATTGAAGGGCTCGAAGAGTTATGGACTGGATTGTATCCAACACTGTCAACTGGTGGTCGATGCATTGCACTATCTACGCCTAATGGTGTAGGTAACTGGTTTCATAAAACTTGTACCGATGCTGAAGCTGGCGCAAACAATTTTAATTTAACTACCCTTATGTGGGATGTACATCCAGACAGAAACGAAGCTTGGTATAAGAGAGAAACCAAGAATATGTCGACCCGCCAGATTGCACAAGAGCTTGAATGCAATTTCAATACATCTGGAGAAACTGTTATTGATCCTGAATGTATGAGTTGGGTGTTGTCTAATGTTAAAGAACCAAAACACCGCACTGGATTTGATAGAAATATTTGGATGTGGGAAGAGTATGATCCAACCTGTAATTATTTAATGGTTGCGGATGTGGCTCGCGGCGACGGTGCCGATTATTCCACCTTCCATATTATAAAATTAGAGACGCTAGAAGTGATAGCTGAATATCAAGGGAAACCAACTCTTGATATGTTTGCGCATGTACTAAACCAAACAGGTAGAGAATTTGGCAATGCAATGTTGGTGGTAGAAAATAACAATGTAGGGTATAGTGTGTTAGGTAAACTTATTGAGTTTGATTA